CCCGCCGTAAACGGGTGAATAAGAGGTTTATGCGTTTTTGGGAATAATGCGCATATGTGCGGCCGGATAACGCAGGGTAAGGCAACTTGCCTCGGTGAGAACGACGGCATCGGTATTACGCACGCCGGCACCTTTGAGGTCGAGTACCTGACGGTCGAAAGGAACGTGAGACCATTTCGACAGGAATTCGGGGTCGAAAATAAATCCGTAGTCGCTCATGCCGCATTCGTCGAAGACTTCGGAATAGAGGATAAAGAGACGCCCGAATTTGGAGCGGATTTCGGAAAAGTCGATGCCCCATTTTACGAAATCTTCATCGGCCGAAACGATTTTATTTACATCGAGCTTGTTGATGCGACCGATGAAGTCGGAACCGCCGATGAGGATTTTCCGTTTGTTCCCTCCGTTTCCGGTAAAAGCTTCTTTGGCGATGTCGATAAGGTCTTCCTGTGTAAGTTCTTTTTCGGGGTCGAATGTGTATTCTTTACCGGCTTGCCACCAGATACCTCCCGTAAGCGAGACTTCTTCTTTCTTTTTCGAGTCGTAAATACGGCTTTTTACACCGAACATGAAAGTCTTTTCCATACCCAAACGCATGTCATAGATAGCCGCCTCTTCCGAGTCGGAAAATTCCCATTCCACTTCTTTGTTGGCGATTTTTTGGAACGTCGATTGCTCGATTTGCATTTTGAAGATTTGACAATAGTTTTGGTCTTTGACAGGCAGTGCCTCAAATTGGGCTGTCTGTACGTCGAGTTCGGTCGCTGCTCGGCCCATGCGTATAAGCGTAGTACCCTGTTCGATTGAGGGAACGCAACCGGTAATATTGCCGATGGTCTTTCCATTGATGGCGTACACGTTGAGTTCTCCGGTTTCTTCTTTACTCGAAATGTAAAGGACAAGGTCGGCTTTCGAGGGTGTTTTTCCATCGCTTTCATACCCTTTTACACCTTGTACGAGAATCGTTTCCGAGACTTCGAAAATGTCGTTGTTACTAGTCGTTATTTGTACTTTCTGTGCGGCGGTGGTAGCGCTGCCCGAGGCCGGCTCGGTGTAGGCTTCGGCGAGGATTGCTTTGGTCGGTTTTACATCGACCGAGTAATAGTCTACTATCATCGAACCCGATTTCCGAGCCCCTGCATAGCGGGAAAGTTGGTCGATCGGGGTCGACATGGGACGAACTTTGGTGATGCGTTTGTCGACCTCGTTCATCAGGAGTTCTTTACTGTATTCTCGTGTGATTTCCGTTGTGAGCGGCGTGCCTGAAATGATTCTTCCCGATGCCGTAGGGATAACGGCGGCCAAAGCATAGGCGCAGTCGTGGAGGACGAACGCCAATAATGCCATGAGCATAGCAGCGGCGATCCAGAACCAAATGTCTTTTGATTTCAGAAAATTCAAAATCTGTTCTTTTTTCATGTTTAGTTTGTTTTTAAGTGGATAAATTTTGTTTTATAGCGTGGTGTGATTCTTTTTTTGTGGAGTTTCGGTGGGTTACATATCCCACACGCTACGGCGGCGTCTGAAACCGAATGCGGCCGAGCGGTTTTCGTCGGCATCGTCTCCGCCTCCGTTACCTCCGAGGTGAGGTAGGATATTTCCGTCCCGTTGCTTACGCTCGGACAAAATCCGTTCGTTGCGGCCTCTTATTTCGGCGATGCGTTCGGTGTTGTCCATGTCGAGATCGTAGTTGATACCTTTGAAGAGGAGTTCGAGTATTTCGGTCGTGAAGTCGTGCATGAATACATGTTCGCACACATGGTGCACACGGTCGAGAAAGTCTTCAAACTCTTCGTCGCTCATACCTTTGTGTGCTTTAAATCGGGCTATGGCACGGGCACTGTGTTGCCAGTTTTCTTCCATTTCCCGCCGTAATTGTTCTCCGGCTCTGACACGACGGGTAAATTCTTCGTTTTCCCGTTCCAGATCTTCGAGCTTGCGTTCGTCGCCGACACATTCCAAAATGTCTTTTCCGAAGTGCCGCACACAGGCTGCCAGAGCGTCGTCTCCTCCCAAAACGTCTCCGATAAATTCGGCCATACGCGGATTTGCCATGAAGATGTCGGCCAATTTCATTTGGTCTTGGCACAGGTAATCGTAGCGTTTCCGCATGTCTTCTTCGTATTCGAGCAGCGAATCGAAAAAGAGGTTTTCATCATCGAAAGAGCGGTCGGGAAAACTTTTGCTCAATCTCGCCATGAGCAGTTCCCGGGAGTTTCGAGGGGCATTTCCATACCCGTTTCCTGTAAAGTTTCTCAT